TGATTACCCTCACCTACTTGCATGTCAGCTATAGATGCGAAACGCTGACCCGCTTGTACAACGACACCCATAAGTTGAAGAAGTGTTGCACTTGGCTCTTTGAACGGAAGTGTCATAAACGCATCTCTAATGTTTCCGCCAGGAGCATCTACATCTCTGAATTCACCAGGTTGTATAGATTGTGCATCATCTCTAATTCTGATTCCTCTTTGTTTAAATCCAGCAGGTAAGTTTGATAACGTTCCTGCATCTAATAAACTTCTTAAAGCTGATGTTGCTGTTCTTGATAATCCACCAATCATGTGGATTAAACCAAATCCATAAAATCCTAAACCAGGTAAAAATTTAAAATGTACGAAGTATGAAATCTTTTTTCTTAACGCATCACCGACTTCATAGTTTCTTCTAATTGATAATACTTGTCGAGAGTTTTCTTCGATCGTTACAATGTAAGGTAATTTAATACCAGTCGTTTCCCCATCGGGTCCTCGATCTTCAAAACCCTCGATGTCTAGATTAACATGACATTCCAGTAAGGTAAAGACATCTTCTGGTTTACCAGTTTGTCTCATTCCTTCTAGTTCATGTTCTTTTTTATCTAAGTCTGTTTCATTCTCATAGCCAGGAGTTAAATCTATATCTCTATAAAATCCTCCAACTTGTTGTTTTCTTAAATCGTTTCCAGAAGTTTTAATTCTGTGAATGATTGATTCCGCATCATCTAATGAGGTAGCAGCATACGGAACAATCAAATCATCTGCAGGAACAAACTTTGATACAGCTCTTCCTAATAATTCATCATAATAAACTTTTTTAAAAGCAGAACCTGATAGAGGTAAATAAAATAACATTTGATCAAACTCAGTTTCGTATTCTGGCATTTGATCCATCAATTGATAATTCATAAATTCTTTTACTCGTTCCGCTTGAGAAGATTTTTCAGGTGATGGTGCTCCAACAGTTTGAGTTCTCACAGGTCCTTGAGCCGGGAGCAATTCTTTATAAGCCAATGCTTGGAATTGAGTAACCGCTTCTGCTAGAACAGGATGCGTGGCACCCGAAGCTCCTTGAAAGGGTTCTGTTTTTTGTTCATATTTAAATCCTAAAAGATCTAAACCTTTTATGTAAGCTTGTTCCCAATCTTGTCTTGAAGATTTATAGTCGGAATAGTTTTGATGTAATTCTGAACCAAGAGGCGTCAATATTTCCTCTGGTAGTAACTCTGCCAAATTGTCGTAGTGATTTTCTGATTGAGCCTGGTTGAAGGCTCCTGGTTCAAAATTAATTTCTACACCACCATCTTCCATGGGTGTAATTTCAGTTTCACCTTGGTTAGGTAATTCTTCTTGTAGTTCAAGACTCTCTTCGACCGATGTTTCAGGTCCTTCTATTTCAATAGATTTTCTAACTTCGTTTGGAAGTGCTTTGTCGATTTCTGCCATTACTTTTCTCCAGTTTTACATCTTTAACAGTATTATACTCAATATTCAAGCCTTGTGATAATGGCCCAGACTTTGGTGGCACTGTTGTTGTAAGTTTTCTATACTTACTTGGGTGTTTAAATACAAATGTCATTTACCAATAATAAGTTCGTTTTTTTCTAGGTAGTTGTTCTTCTTTATAGTCTTCTGGGTGAATAATCAAGCCCCCTTGTCTAAATCGCATTAAAGCTTGTGTAGTACTATCCACTAAATCATCATGATCTCCATATGGGAAAGATGCACACTCTTCAATTACCTCTTGAGCAAATTCTCTTTCTTTAGGAGCCCAAACCATTCCGGACTCAAACAGTGGGGCTACAGAATTTACACGGCTGTGTTTGTCGTTACCTTTAGAGGGAGAAAAATTAACGACGGGTATCCCCATCTGTCTGAGTTCATAGGTCAATGGAAGACCAGAAGCTTTTGCTTCTACTAAAACTGTTTCAGGTTGCCAATAGTCATATTGTTCTTTTGCAACTCTTCTTAGTTCAGGAAATTCTAAACGTTCTTTTAATGCATCTAATAAAATTATATGTTGTGGATCTCCTTCGTTCTCTGCAAAGATTCCCCAAGTAGTAATTGCAGAATAGTCTGCAGTTTCTTTTTTTAAAAATGCAGTATCATAACTTTGAATAACATGAAGCAATGGAGGTAAATAATCTTTATCCCAATTCTGCCACCATTCTCTTTTTAATAATGCACCTTCTTCTGCAGTTGGGTTTTGCATATACTGTGCATTCCATTTTGAAATACCTGCTGACGCTTTTACTTTTTCTAATTCTTCTAACTTCCAATATTCTGGCCAACAAGGTTCACCACTTGGCATGATAGCAGGAAACTCTACAACTTCCCATTGATCTGCTTTTTCTTCTTTAGCTCCAGCATTAACTAATTGTGCTGTCAAATCTTTTGTAGACCATCTTGTCATTACAACCACAATAGCTCCACCAGGTTGAAGACGTTGTCTTGGTCCTGAAGTATACCATTCATATGCATTATCAAATGCTGTAGGTGAATTTACATCTTGCTCTGAATGTGGATCATCAATGATTAATAAATCAGCACCCCTCCCGGTCACCGCACCTTGGACACCGACTGCAAAATATTCTCCACCACCATTTGTTTCCCAACGCCCAGCTGCTTTAGAATCTTCTCTGAGTCTTGTTGTAAATAAATCTTGATACTCTTGTGAGTCAATTAATGTTTTAGCTTTTCTACCAAAACGAATTGCAAGTTCTGCTGTGTGAGTCGCTTGAATAATTTTTAAATTAGGTCTGTTACCAATCATCCATGCAGGTAAAAAATAAGATGCAAATTCAGATTTAGTATGTCTTGGTGGCATATTAATAATTAATCTTTTTAATTCACCTGATAATATTCTATTAAATTTTTCTGAAATAACTTTATGATGTTGACCTTCAACAAATTCTGGCCAAGTGTATTTTACAAAAGATAAAAAATCAGTTCTATATTTAGATTGAGTAGTTTTTTTAACTCTAGTTAAAATATCTAATTTTAATTGTCTTCTGACTTTCGGATCTGCAATTGCATTTATTTTTTCTAAACTAAGCATAATATTTAATTATGGTACCATAAACTATTTATCAGAAATAAATGTATAAATCAAACACTATAGTGCATATATTAGGATCCCTTTTTTTGATTTGTACCCCTCCCCCCTTTTAAAAAGTTCAACTTTTGACTTTGGTCTGGTACCTCTATCGTGTGTGTGTTTGTCGGGTGGGACCCGCCCACATGCACTCAACACGCCTGCGACACTTTGTCACATTGACATGTCGCACCCGCAAGGGTGCGACAATGTTAACAGTTTACTTCACATAAAAACTAAATCCTTGATTTGCTTTTGCAACAGCGCTTGTTAAAAAAGTATAATCATTCTTTAATGCTTTTATCCATGAGTTTAGATATTGCGCGTGGTTCTCTCTAATTGTTTTAGAGATACCAAAATGTTTAGAGAACATTATCGCGCCAAGTTCCGCAACTAATTCTTCAAATGCATATGACTTGTGAGCATCATCTTGAAACTTCGCTTTTCTATTAACTCTTTTTGCATGTTTAGTTGCATGTGTTAATTCATGAAATAAAGTTGCATAGTAATGTTCTGTTGCATTAGCATCTTTTGTATCTTTAAAAGTTTCTTTTGGGGCCATGTTTATTAAGTCTTTAGTCTCATTATAATAACAACTATTATTATCTTCATTAACTATTTCAACGTCAACACCATCAATAAATTTATCAATATGATCTATTGAGTATTGTTTACCAGAATTTAATTGAGGTACTTTGAACGTTGATTTATTAGAAAGTTCAACTTGATCTAAATTAAATACAGTTGATGCTCTCATAATATTTGATTGTACTTTTACTGAACCATCTTTTGTAGTAGCTGTTTCATCTTTTTTTGCATTTCTAAAAAGAGCGGGTTGATAATAAACAACACCAGTTCCTTTAGAACCTTTTTTTACTTGAGCATCTAAAGACAACCATTGTTTATAAGTTGCCCAAATATTATGTTTGTATTTTTTTTCTTCAGTTGTAAATGATAAATTCAACCAGTTGAACCCTCTATAATATTTACCTGTAAGAGCATTTTTAGAGTTAGTTTGGCAACCAAACATTTTTTGCCAGTTGTCATTATTGTTTACCATTGAGTTAATTACCTCTCCTGTGAAGTCTTGAAGTATTTGTTTTGGTTTTGTCATAGTTTTTTTCCTTTCGTGTATAGGGTAAATATAGTTTTAAATTTTAAAAAAAGAATTGTCAAAGTTGTCGCACCTTGCATTTTTTATATGTGATAATTAAGATACAGTGTTGCAAAAATGCAACATTATTTTTTTATTTTTTAGGGTGGGACCCGCCCACATGCACTACACATGCCCTGCGACACTATGTCGCACCCCAGTAATATAGGGTGCGACACTATGACATATTGACTAGTCCATGCAATCTTTACAGTAGCCTTGTTTCCATGACCACCAACCAGGTCGCACGACTTGACTACACCCACGACAAGTGTTCGTTGTAGCGCACCACTCGTGCGCCTTGGTTCGGGCTTCTTTTTTAGAGAAGCCCTGACCAATAAACTCTTCCTTTTTTAGATCAACTAAAATGCCCATGATAATTGCTTATCTTGATTATAGTCGAAGTTATTATCAGACTTAACTACTTCAATAGTATTACTATCTTGTTTGCCAAGATTAGCATAAGCCACGTTTAATAAGTGGTAAGTAGTGTCTTTGTTTATGTTTTTTAATTCACACACTTTTTTAACCGCTTGAGCTGTTTCAAGATCATAGACCTCATTATCCTCAATGCTAACGCTTGGTGTGATACCTTCGTAGTTTGTATGTTTTATTACAATATATGCCATTTTATTATCCTTTCGTTAATGTATATATCTTATATTATCCTATAATTATTGTCAATGGTTTGTTTTGACAAATTGTCGCAGTTTTTGTTTTTTTATTGGGGTGGGCCCCGCCCACATGCACTCCCCATCTGCGACAATATTGACAGTTTTAAAAAATTTTATTTTTGATATTGTCTTAATGCAAGCCCTCATTAGACTTTATCGGCTATAAACTATAAAGTCGGGACATATCTCGGGTTGTGTCACACCGTGTACTGAACACCGTCTTCACACCTCGAGACTGATCCCTGGTCCTGTGTCGAATTAAATTCAGCTAGCAGGACCTGGGATCAAGAACCAGTCCAGTAAGGCAAAAAGTACGAGATGCCTGTCATGGTGGTACTCTGAGTTTTTGGTCTTAGTGTTCGATTGTGGGGTTGTACTACACTTAAAATTGGGAAACCCTCAGGTGATACAGAAATCCTGTTGTCGCTAGCGCGACAGCTAAAATACTGAGAAGGATATATGGCGCGAAGAGACTAAAGGCTCACGCGCCATTTTTTTTGATTTCTTTTTTTTAGGGTGGGCCCCGCCCACAAGCACTCATCACGGGTGCGACACTTTGTCATATTGACACAACATATAGATTTTTACCTGCGTCACTTTGCGCAATGTTCACGGCTCATGGATCTGTTAAAACTAACTCATGAATAAAAAGCAATTGAAAGAAATTACCTGGTCATTTTCAAAGCCTTCAAAGATGCCTGGTTATTCTTACGGCCTGCCCGCGTGGGAGTGTAAAACAGGCTCAAAGCTTGCAAAGATCCCTGGCACGGTGTGCTTCGGTTGTTATGCTAAAAGAGGTTTTTATTCTATGTATAAAGGCGTGAAGGCTGCGCAATATAAGCGTTTAAAATCTATTACGCGTCCGCAATGGGTTCGAGCGATGGCAACTCAAATTAATTCTTTTAAAATGAAATTTTTTAGATTTCATGATGCGGGAGATATTCAAAGCGTTAAGCATTTATTAAAAATTTTAAAAGTTTCAAAGTTAACGCCAGGCGTTAAGCACTGGATGCCAACTAAAGAAGCTCAGTTTTTAAAACATATTCCAGTTAAGAGAATTCCAAAAAATTTAACAATTAGATTGTCAGGCACGAATGTCGACGGCGGTGCGGGTAAGTTCTGGCCGTGGACAAGTACGGTCACAACAGACCCTAAGAAGGCCACATGTCCAGCGCCTACTCAGGGCGGAAAATGTTTAGATTGCCGTAAATGCTGGGATAAAAGAGTCAAGAACGTAACATATTTAAAACACTAACCAAGGGACAATATGAAAAAAAGAAAAATAAAAAGAGGTGATTTGTTGCCGTGGTTCTTAGAGGATCACAACACGCTGCCGGCCTGGTATATTAAAGATTGCCAGGAATTTTTTGAATGGTTAAAACAATCTAACAAAGACAGAAAGAGGTTAAACTAATGAAAATTGAAACAATTGAAGAGTTAAAAAAATTAATGAAGGACCTGGGCGCAAGCGAGGAAACCACAAGCGACGGTTTTACTTTTATTGAGCTAGATAGTAAAAATTTAAAATGCCCTGAAGCATCTAAAGGATGCAAGCCTCACGGCTGGCCAAGAGGTAATCCAAAATGGAAATAAAAAAATTTAAATGAGCTCAAGGCGCAAGCACACAAGCCCCAAGAATGGGGGAGAGAGATCGGGTGGGTCCCGCCCACAAGCACACACATGGGTGCGACAAATTGTCGCATGTGACAATAGTGTTCTTGACAGGCAAATTGTCGCATGGGCCGTGGCACGTGGTCGCAGGGCACAAGGTCACA